GTCCTTGGCGTTGTAGTAGGGAGGTTGTCAACAAAACTGTGAGTTATCAAAGGAAATATCAGATGGGGGATCGAATTACGTCCCTTGACGAATTAGTACAGCAAAAATGGGTGTATTTGTTTCCGAACCCAAGAGGTATCAAGCACATTGGTTGGATAAAATCAATGCAGCTTGAAGTAGTCAGGAGATTCCTTAACGTTGGCATATATAAGGCGATTCCTGTTAACAAGGAGGACTCTGAATGAGCGTAGAACTTTGGGGTTACGACCACGCTCACTGTGATGGACATGAATGTGTCAAGGACTGCGACCGCTGCCCGTACAATGTGGAAAGGAATATCTTCGAAACAGCATTTGTATCTGATTCACAAGCCGAGCTTGGCGCTTCTTGCGTCATTTGTGGCGGGTTTATTCCCATTCACTTTCCCAGCCAAGCAGTCTCGCACTTCTGTGATGAGTGTATATCTCGTTTAAAGCACGTTCTGTACCCGACAGAAATCTTTGATTTAACAAAATCTTATCCAGTGCGAGTGACCGACAACCCGGAACTCAATCTTGTAGAACTGCATCATGTGACATACGATGATGCCCAGCTTGGGAGAGAGAAGTGATGGAAGAGCCAAAACCTTGCCCTTTTTGCGGCAGCCAAGTCTACATTGTTTACAAGTCCCGTGAAGACCTCTTCCTCGTTTATCACAAAGGCTTTAACCAATGCTATTTTCAAGAACCTTTCGGCATTACTACCGATCAAGTAGGCTGCTTAAAAGAAGCAACAGACGCTTGGAACAGGAGGGTAAACAAATAGCATCTTATCTTTATCCAAAAGGAGGTGATTCAGATGAGCCAAGGAATGGGCGCTGGAAGACCGAGAAAACATCCACGCGACCCTGCGGTCGGGCAACTCGCCATCGATGCAGAATGGCAAGACATCGCGGACGAGAAAAGCGAAGCGATAATCCAAAAGCAGAAGTATGTGGATTACTCGATGACTGCTCTGGTAGACAAAGCAGATGACGGGAACAACCGTTTCGCAGCCATCATCTTGGCGATCCAAGAAATATCGCAGGATGCCAACCTTGAAGATGTGCAGTCCCTCTACGATTGCTTCCACAAATATTTGGAGTTTTGTTATGAACACAACGTAAACATCACAAACAGCAGCGCATATATGGCGTGTGGCATCAGCAAACAAACCGTCAGCGCTTGGTCACTTGGTATGTACCGAGCCGCTCACGATCCTGAGTACAAGAAGTTTGCCCAGTATGTGCAACAAATGTGTGGCATTAACCGTGAACAAATGATGGTTGACGGGAAACTTAACCCAATTGTCGCCATCTGGCATCAGAAAAACTACGATGGCTTTACTGATAGACCGCCTGAGTTGACCGCTCCAGAAGACGAAACCGAAGACCCGACTGTGTCTGAAATCGCTCAGAAGTACGCCAACATTGGTGACGATTAACAGTATCCTGATTATCTTTATCTTAAATTGCGTGATATAATCTTCCCAAGAAAGAGGTGATAACATGGCACGAATCGGGCAGACATACCGCAAGAAGAAACCGAGCGGGATGAGCAGGGAAGCGAAGAACGCTCACAACGCATACCAGCGCAAGTACACCCATGACCACCCCAAGAAGAAGCGCGAGGCGAACAAGCGCTATTGGGAGAAGCGCAAGGCAAGAGCAGGGGACTAATACCCCTATTATCTTTATCTTTATCTTAAATAGTGCGATGCGGGCAAAACAAAATTCACTAATAAAGGTAGGTGGTTAAACCTCCTGAAAAGTCGAGTTCACTACAAATTTCATCCCGCACGCACTCAGGGCGGCACTCTTCAGCAAGGTGTCGCCCACTTTTCATACCTATTTGCGGTGATCTGAGCCACCCGCCCCGGCACTTCGGCTGGAGGCAAAGAAAAACGGGCAAGATTCCAAGTGTTACCGCCAAAATCTGCACTTTTTCCGGGAAACATTCAAAGTATACATATAACCGCCCATCAAGGCGCCTCCTACTCCCTACCCCGGCGAGCGCCGCGCCCCTCCCTCCCGGCTGCCGGGAACACTTCTACCGATTTTTAAATTTCGGAAAATCATGATCCCAAAAAGTTACAAAAAATTACAGAAAAACTTTAGTTCGCTAAAGTAGGGGAGTGGTTCTTCCCCTCCCCCGCTGGGGAAGAAAAATGTTGTGCATATTGACGGTGGCGGTTTCCATAATTTAGTTGTCGCCTCCGGGCAACCTCCCTCCCGCCCCGCCGCCGTGCTTTTCTTGCGCTGGAAAACAGCACAAACCGGGCGGGGTTGCAAAAATGCCGCCCTGCTGCCCGCGTGCGGTGTTTTGGCGGTTAAACCGTGTCAATATACCCCTAAACATAAAACGCAATACAGGCGCTTGTGGGGGCGTTTTTCGTTGCGTCCCTCCCGGCGTGCGCTCCCCTGCCCCGCCTCCGATCGGAGCGGCAGCGCCGCATATATTGCCCCGTATAGCGCCCGCCCTGCCCCGGAGCAAGGGCAACAAAAAAGGCGGGGATTTTATCCCCCGCCGATTGCTTTTGATAACTCCCGCCGCGCTTTGTATAATTGCGTGTCGATTGCAAGCCGTTTTCTTTGTGCTGCATACAAGTCTTGCCGTTTTCTTTTCAATATCTTTTCCGGGATGACAGCGCCGTAATAATTCATTTGTTCATCACTTGCAAGCGCTGCCGCCGCGGCGTTTTCCTCCGCTATTGCTTTACCCCGCATTGTTTCCAGCGTCCGCACGCGCTCCCGGTAAAATTGTAAATCCGTTCCAATTGGTGGCGTATATTGCGCCGTTTTCGGGGCGGGCGGTTTATATTCCTCCGGGACGGTTGCCGCCTCCCTGCCCCGGTTGCGCTTGCGGTTGTTGAATAGGTACAACGCAAAGCAGCACAACGAAAATATAAAAGCTGCTGTTTTCATCTTATCCCCTCCGTGTTATGTCATAATCGGCAAGGGCGTAAACCGTGCAATTTGTTTCCGATGTAAACAATTCAACAACGCGGTCATGATAAAAAGTAAACCAAACATTTTTGACAATTTCCGCCTCCCCGGTTGCCCGGTTTACAACGGAGTAGTTAAACATCGTTTGAGAGACAATCTTGTTTTTCACTGCTGCCGCCCTCCCTCCGTGCGATATAAACGCGCCAACAATACCGGGTTGTATCAAAGCGGGGCGCAAGATAATAAAACTGTCCTGCCCTTTTGCCCTTGCCTGCGATATACACAACACTGTTTTCCCGGCTGCCCTTGCGGGTAACATATCCCGCCTCACTGGTAACCTCCCCCGTTTCGGTATAACCATAACTCCGCGCCTCCGCAAGCGTTAAAATCCCGCCGCATATGTTGCGGGCGTATTGTTTCCCGTAGTAGTACATTATAAACCTCCGTTTCATAATTCACGCGGCGACAGTGCCGCGTATATTTTGTTATAGTCTGTTTCTTGCCGCCGGGGCGGTTGCGCTGGAAACATCCAGCAAACAACCGCGACAACCGCCAACACGGCAGCAACACACAAAGCGAAAACCCCTATATTCATAACGGCAATTAATGCGCGTATACTGCACGCCGCCCGCCCCTTTTGGCGTTGTAGCAATAACGGCACTCACAACAACGGACTCCCGTTCTCCGTCCGTCCTTGTTTACCGCGGGGCAATGTGGCAGTGTTGCAAGTTCCGGGTTGCTGCCGTTGTCATAAATGAATTGCGGCAAGTCCGCAATCGGATCACAATGCCCCTCCCACGGGCTACATTGCAAAGAGAAATTTTCCGGGAGGTTTTCCACCCCGTAACGGAGAACAACCTCCCGCGCTTTAGTATACGCCCCGAACCGCGTTCCCGGGTGGCGGGCAATCATAGCGCACAACTCCGAAAAGTAAATATAGCTTTTCTCCCCCGGCACGCCGTCCGGGTTCTTATCAATAATAAAGTCCCCGCTGTCGTGAATACGGAACAACTCCGGGTTGTTACCGTCCGCAAAGATTGCCGTTTCCAGTGCCGCAACAACGGCGGCAGGGTCTTTTTTAATGGCGGCAGTGTTTTCCGCGTAATGGATGAAAACATCGGTATAACGCGTCATGCGCTTTGCATAACATCCGGGGCAATTGCCCGCACAAGTTCCGCAAGCTGTCCCCGGATTAATCCCGGCGGCGCTGTACTTTTCCAGCGCGGCGGCGGTTTTCGGGGTTGCGCCGTTGTAAATAGCAGACGCGTCCCCGGCTAAAAGGTTAAAACTATCAATCCCGGTTTTCGAATTGTCGCGGGAAATAAAGACTTTGACAGAATCAATATTTTTTGCTATCATGATATAACCTCCGTTTAAATTTCATAATGTGGTAGTTGTGGATTTGTTCGGGGTTGCCCTTGCAAAAGTTGCCGCTTTTACAAGGGCTTTTATTCACCCGGCAATCTCGCACAATTCGTCAAGAAAAGAGTACATTTCGTCAAGCGAAAAACCGCTCACGCGGGAAAATTTGCGATTGCTACGCTTGCAAGCCCGGAAAGTTTTCAGCGCTTTGATACTATCGTTGTTATAACCGTATTCATCGCAAAACGTCTCAAAATCGCCGCTACCAGCAACCGCGTCCGAAACAAAGCAGTAAAACGCGTTCAATACATCGCTTTCCGTGTCAAGTTCCGGGCGGGCAAGGCTTGCCCAAAAGTCAAAACTCGTTGTCGCTCCCGTTTCCGAGTTTTTCACAATAACCTTGTAATAGTTGTAGTTGTTTCCATTCCACGATGCGGCTTTGTCGCCGTGAAACTCCGCTTTGACTTTGAAATTTTTAAATTTTGCTATCATGACTTGATATCCTCCCATAAATTAATATTTGATATTTTGCCGGGCGTTTAAGTTCCCGTGATTACCCGCCCCGGCTTTACGCGGCGGGCAATGGCTGGAATTTAAACGGTTAATCTTGCACAAAGTAGATAGTGCCGACCCGGATTGATTTATCGTCCCATTTTTTATGTTTGCGTTCCATTAGGGCGGCATAAGCGTCTTTTCTTAGTTTGAAAGTCCCGAAAAGTTCATCTTTGTATCTTAGTTCCCAGTGGTAATTCTTCATTGGTTCGACTTTGCGCCCGTTAAACTGCATTTCCAAAATTTTGTAACTTTCCGACCAACGTTCCCACATTTCCGCGATTTCTTCCTTATACAAGGAGTCGCAAAACGCTATACTTTTTACAACCGTTTTCTTTCCGTCCTTTACTTTGATAGTAACTTCCCCGCGTGGTAAATCGAAATAACCCATTTTTATTTCCTCCGTTTTTATTATTTCCGGGGGATTAACCCCCGGTTAATTTTCCTCCGTAAACATTTTGTATGTTAATAGTAGTTCGTCTTCTTCTATTTTGATGTATTCATCGCAATAAAACGAAATGCGTTTAAAATCAATGTAATTATCAATTACCATATCGACCCGGAAGTAAGTATCGCTTAAAACATTCGGATTGAATGCGGTTACTTCACATTTGACGATTTCGCCATTGCAATTGCGCTCCGTCAATTCTTCAAATGCGTTGCGGAGGTCGTTCTCTGTATTCCGCGCCTTGAAAGTTTTTAGGTCTTCCTTTACTTTGTTTAGATTTCCTACAAGCGTGTATTCCTTATCAATTGTTAATTTCATTGTTTTTTACCTCCTATTTAGTTCGTTAAAGTATTTTTTTTCTCGGTTTCGTCTGCTGACATTGCGTATTATATAGGGTAAAACCCTATATTTCAATTAGCAAATTGCACAAAATATATAATGTTTAACCCTATATTTTTGTGCATATATACAGCAAATTGTCAAAATGTGATGTTAAACCCTATATTTTATATGAAAGTAGGTACTTTTTATGCCTCAAACAGAAGCGCAAAAAAGGGCGGTAAATAAATATCAAGCCGCGCATTATACAATTGTTGGTTGCAAAGTCCGCAAAGAATACGCGGAGCGCTTCCGGGTTGCGTGCTACGAACGCGGCACAACGCCCGCGGAGGTATTCAAGAAAACAATTGCCACATTTCTTGCGGAGGATATACCCGCGGAGGACGGCAGCAGCGCCGCGGAGGATGATAATTTATAATAAAGTAGACAAGTGCAATTTTTGCGCCCTTGCTGCCCCTACACGCACGCCGCCCGCACGCCCTCCCTCCGTACCCCTGCCCGGCTGCCGCGCGCCCTTGTGCGTGCTGTAGCGGTATACAAAGAATGAACTGCACGCCGGGACGGGCTGCCGCCCTTGCGGTTGCTGCTGCCGTCCTTAACTGTAAACCCGGCTGCCGCCCTTTTAACCGGGAGCGCCGTAAACCGTAATCAGCAGGGGAGCGGCGGCAGGATCGCGCCCGCTTGCCCGAATTACAATAGAATACAAGACGGTATAGTCGCGCCCTATCTATTACGAAATGTAATACATACTATGAGAGAGTGTAATATACATAAGTGTTAGAATGCGGTAACAGTGGAATACCGAATTGTAGTGGAATGTAACTCCCTCCCCGCTGGACGACCCCGGAAAATTTTTAACAACATATGAATAGTGGTTCAAATGAACATATAAAAATAGTAAATAAACATTATTAAGCGAGATTTTTACGCAACAAAAGTTTAATAAGTAGCCACTTTTCAAGAAATAATCAACAAACGTTGTGCATAATGGGTTTTGGTTTCCATAATTTGGTTACGCAATCAGCTTGCTTTCGCACGGTAGCGATTTAGCGAACTAAAGATTGACGGGGTTCGGGGATATTGGTTACAAATTGGGGACAGAGGTTACCCCCATCAACCTCTCCAAAAAAGAAAAACGCCCTAAAAATCATTGCACTGTCCCGTCTTGTCCCATCTTGTCCCATAGTCTGTCCCATACTTTTATAATATATATACCCTATGAAATGTATATATTTATATATATTTAGGTACTTTTTGATACAAAACGGGACAAGGGACAAGAAAATGGAGATTTTTATACATGAGGAATTTAATCGTGTCGCAAAATTGAATTTCAGATAATGTATTAGGGAAAACGTGTCCCATTTGTCCCACTGTCCCATACAGTAGTTGCTTATTCAAGTATTCTGTGGTTGTGGCAAGGTTCTGCGGCTGGTAGAATAGGATAGATCACATCTTTGGAGACTTTAAAGGAGGGTGGCGCGGTGTCGGAGCAGAGTGAACGGCTGGTAGAAAAACTCATCCGCTTGGATGATGTTGGGGCGTGGAAAGACGCTCTCACGCTTTGTAGACAGATGATAAGCGAGGGCGCGGTGGAGGTGATTGCGCCGGGAGGGATGCTGCTTGCGGAGGAGAAAAATCTCGAAAATGTAAAAAAGGCGCTTGGGTACGGGAGAGAGTTGCGGAAGCTGCTGGCGAAGAGGCTGAAAGCAGGGGACGCGAGCGGGGAGAAGTTGTATTGGGACTTGCTGCTCATGGCAGCGCCGTATGACTTTGACAGCTTTTGTCGGTATATAGAAAAGGATAGAGAACCGACCAAGAAGTTCTATGAACCCCGCAGGAAGCAGTTGTATCAGCTTGCGGTCGCCCTCCAGAAGATGGAGGACAACGAACTTGATCTGCTGGCGGTCAGTATGCCGCCCGGTGTCGGGAAGACGGCGCTTGCCATCTTCTATGTATGCTGGACGAGCGGCTTGCATCCAGAGTTGCAGACCTTGTGCGCCTCACACAACACGGAGTTCCTGCGCGGGATGTACGATGAGTGTTTGCGAGTGATGGACAAGGACGGCGAGTACCGCTGGGCAGAGGTCTTCCCGAATGTCGGCATTGTCGGCGAGAACGCGAAGAATATGCGGATAGACTTAGGGAAGCGGAAGCGTTTTCAGACGATAGAACTCACATCGCTGGGGTCAGGGAACGCTGGTAAAGTGCGTGCAACGAACTTGTTGTACTGCGATGACCTTTGCCAAGGGATAGAGCAAGCGATGAGCGCCGACCAGATGGCGAAGTTGTGGCAGAAGTATACGGTCGATCTGCGGCAGAGGAAGCAGGGGAACAGGGTCAAGGAACTGCATATCCAGACCCGCTGGAGCGTGGTCGATGTCGTAGGTCGTCTGCAAGACCTCTACGATGGTGACGGGCGGTCGCAGTTCATCAACTTGCCCGCTCTGGATGACAATGGGCAGAGCAACTTCAACTACCCGTATGGTCTTGGGTTCACAACGCAGATGTATCACGACTTGGAATCCAGCATGGACGATGCTTCTTGGCGGGCGCTGTACATGGGCGAACCGATAGAGCGCGAGGGGCAGTTGTATGCTCCTGATGAACTGCGGAGGTATTACACCCTCCCGGAGCGCGAGCCAGATGCCATCCTTGCCGTGTGCGATACCAAAGAGCAGGGTAGTGACTACTGCGCCATGCCGATTGCGTACAAATATGGTGATGACTACTATATTGACAAATGGATTTGCGACAACGGCAAGCCAGAGGTTCTGGAGGAGCGCATTGTCAACGTGCTGCACGACCTCGATGTCAGCACCGTGCGGTTTGAGAGCAACCGAGGTGGCACGCTCTTTGCCGACAACGTGCAGAAAGGATTGATTGCCAAAGGGTCTCACTGCCATGTGACCACGAAATGGAATCAGACGAACAAGGAGACGCGCATCTTGGTCGCCTCCTCTTGGGTTAAATCACACTGCTTGTTCAAGGCAGAGAGCGAGTACAACGGCAAGGGCGAGGGGGGCGGCAAGCTGGACAAGGAATACCGCACTGCCATGACGTTGGTGACAAGCTACACGATGAGCGGAAAGAACAAGAATGACGACACGGTGGATGCCCTCGCCGACCTTGAAAACTTCGCCAAAAACCTTGGCGGCAGCGTTGTCAAAGTGATGCGGAGGACGTTCTGAGCAAGCAAAAAAAGCCATCCTCACAGCGAGGGTGGCTTTCATTTTTTCTGCCTTTGTATTCTGGCATACAAAATAGTTGAAAAGTTCTATTATTGTGCCAAAACGAAAGTATGATATATGTTACTCGGTTGAAAAGTGAACAAATCATTTGTTAGAATGGGGAAGAACAGATATGTTCTTCTCCATTTTTTTCTCTTTCTTTTTTTCAGGCGTTTCATGGGGTAGCCGCAGGGGTTTTTAAAAGTTTTTTCCTCTCCCCCTTATCCTCCTTCGGGCGCACCACGGACAATGTGTCGCGGCTTGTGTTGGTGCTGAGACTAATTGTCGGCGTGAAAATCGCCATTTTGATTAAGTGAGGTCGGCGAGAGATGGCTGAATGGAATAGCATGACTTCAAGCGGCGCATTATCTGGTGACATGACCCCACGGCGCTTGTTTGGAAGAAGAAAAATCGTCACGAATGCGGCAGAGATCAACAGCGACAACGTTGTATACGAAATCGTTGAAAAAGCGCATCTGACGCATCTGAAGAATAAGGACGAGATTGAATATCTCTGGCGATACTACAAGGGCGACCAGCCGATATTGTATCGGCAGAAAGAGATTCGCCCCGAAATCAACTATCACGTTGTAGAGAACCGAGCGCAGGAGATTGTTGCGTTCAAGACGGGGTATTTGTGCGGTAGTCCCATCCAGTATGTGTCGCGGAATGGCGGGGATGACATCTCTGCGTCCGTCAAGAAGCTGAACGACATGATGCTGTCGGAGAGCAAGGCGACCAAGGACAAGGAACTGGTTGAGTGGGACATGATCTGCGGGACGGCATTCAGAATGGTTCTTGCCGACAAGGACGAGGGCGAGGACGATGAAGCGCCGTTTGAGATTTACACGCTCGACCCGCGTCAGGCGTTCGTTGTATACAGCATAGACCATCGGCAGAAACCGCTCGCGGGGGTGTACGAGGTCTTTGACGAGGATAACCAGCTTATTCGGTACAGCGTATACACGCCGAAATATGTGTTTGAGTTGGAAGATGACAAGATTGTCAGCAGGAAGCCAAACACATGGGGACGTATCCCGATCATTGAGTATCCCGCGAACCCGGCTCGCATGGGCGCATTTGAACCCGTAATCGGTCTTCTGGATGCGATTAACGCGGTGGACAGTGACCGCATGAACGGTCTGTCGCAGTTCATTCAGTCGTTGGTTGTGCTGACGAACGCGGAACTGCCAGAGGGCATCACGGCGAACGAAATCCGGGAGAGCGGACTCATCCAGCTTGCCTCTACATCTGATAACAAGGCGACCATTGACATCATCTCTGAAAGCCTTGACCAGACGAACACGCAGACGCTCAAGGAAGACTTGTATCAGGCAGTCCTTACGATTGTCGGGATGCCGTCTCAGGGCGATGCGAACACGGGTGACAGCAGCAACAATGGCGCTGTCATCTTGAAGAATGGCTGGCAGGGCGCTGAAGCGAGGGCAAAGGACTCTGAACTGATGTTCAAGCAGTCTGAGCAGGAGTTTTTGAAGATCATCCTCTTCCTGTGCAAGCAGTTAAAGGAACTCGACCTCCAGCTTGCCGACATTGAAGCGCACTTCACGCGGCGCAACTACCAAGACTTGCTATCAAAGTCTCAGGTTCTCATCAATATGCTGTCGAACGAGAAGATTGCTCCGAAACTGGCATTTGATTCCTGCGGTATGTTCATCGACAGCGAAGAGGCGTATCGCATCAGCAAGGAATACTATGACGAGGTGAAAGCGGAAGCAGAGCGCAAGGCGAAAGAAGAAGCGGAGGCAATAAGAGATGCCAACACGGACGCTACTGCCGATGGACGAAATCAATCGGCTGGAATTAACACTCCGCGAAAAGCAAACAATCAGCAGTAAGACAGGACGGCGGGAGTATAAAGACCCTGACGAACTGTTCGACCTGATTGCGTTTCTTCTGGAGACGGCGTACATCGCCGGGACAGCGGATGCAGCCGAGCAGATAAACGCGCTTGTTGGCTACCGTCTTCTGGATGGCACGTTCGATGTTATCAGGGAGAACGAGGTCATATACAAGCGCCTTGCGGACGGCAAGGACTGGCGCGACCGCCTTACTGACCATCTGGAAAAGGGTGACGATGTTGCCCCGATCATTGCAATGGTTGAGTCGGAGTGCGAGCGGGATGCCAACACGGGCAGTCTCGACAAGGCGTGGGATAGCGGACTTGACCTCACGAAGACATGGCAGACCATGTTGGACGATAGAGTTCGTGAAACCCATGACTATCTTGAGGGGGTCACGGTCGGCGTACACGATAAGTTCTACACTTTCGATGGTGATAGCGCTGATGCGCCGGGCGGCTTCGACTTAGCCGAGAATAATGTCAACTGCCGTTGCTCATTGGCATACGGATTAATTTAAAAGGATAAGGACAACTGAATATGAAACTGGACATTCTGATGCCCCACTACAACGAACCGTGGGAAATTGTCGAACCGTTCTTTGACAGCGTGAAGCTGCAATTGGGAGTCAACTTTGACGACTTCCGCGTAATCATGGTGAATGATGGCGATGAGGTTGTGTTCGACAAAGCGCTATTTGAGCCGTATCCGTTCAAGACGGAATACTACGTTATGCCGCATGGCGGCGTGAGTGCCGCGAGGAACTACGCCCTTGACCACAGCGATGCGGAATATGTGATGTTCTGCGACTGTGATGATGGGTTCGTGAATCTGTATGGACTCCATCTGCTTGCCGAGAACATGGCGAGCGGGTATGACGCGATTACATCCGTGTTCATCGAAGAGCATCGGATGGATGACGGGACGTATAGGATTCTGCGGAAAGAGCGGGATGCGACCTTTGTCCACGGGAAAGTGTACAGACGGCAGTATCTCATCGATAAAGGACTCCGCTGGAATCCGAAGCTGACCATCCATGAGGACGGGTATTTCAACTGCTTGGCGCTGATGTGTACCGAGAACAAGAAGCACATCGATATGCCGTTCTACATCTGGAAGTGGAGAGCGGGGTCGGTTGCTTCCAAGGGTGACGAAACCTTTGTCCTCCGTACATATGGGCATATGATTGCCACCCGCATGGCGCTGGTGAAAGAGGCGAAGCGGCGTGGGTTCGTAGATAACGCGCAGGACTTTGTAGTCAAGACTGTCATGGACAGTTACTACGACTTCAACAAGCCTGTGTACCTCCAGCCGCAGAACAAGTGGCTTGTAGACATTGCCGAGAAAGAGTTCCGCAAATTCTACATGAAATACCGCGCTGACTACAATGCGACAAGCATCGACAAGATCGCGGAAGTCATGTACATCTCCCGCTCGTCTGCCTACATTCAAGGCTTGCGAGTGGAGCAGCGGACGCTGAACGAGTGGCTGAACCACATTGTCTACGAGGTCGAGGAATGAAAGCGGCGGTCTATTTCGGCTCATACCACATCTACTACGATATGGTAGCCGCGTACAAATCGCTCCTTGTGAACTCCGATGTGGACAAGGTGTTCCTGCTGATAGAGGATGACACATTCCCGTTCCCGCTGCACCCGGCGGTCGAGGTTATCAACATCAAGAACCTTGTGCCGAAGATATTCAATCCGCGTGGGGTGAACTACTGCTCGTTGTGGACGTACATCGGGATGATTCGGGGAGCGCTGGCGACAGTGTTCCCGCAGTTGGACAAGATTCTTTCCATTGACTGCGACACGGTGGTCGTGAAAGACATTTCCGACCTCTGGGACATCCCGATGGATGACTACTATGTCGCAGGGGTGAAAGAACCAGCATTGTCGGCGCAGCATCAATACCTCTATGTCAACGCGGGGGTGACGATGTGGAATCTGAAGAAGATGCGGGAGGATGGCAAGGATAAGGCATTAATCCACGCCTTGGATACCAAACCGTACATCTTTTGCAGTCAGGATGCGTTGAACGAGGTGCTGCAAGGCGGCATCTTGGAACTGCCCAGCGAGTACAACGCCACGCGGTATACGCCAACGTGCGATGACTACAGAGTGGCGCACTTCGCTGGGAACAACCCTCCAGATTGGCGCAATTTGGATATCGTGAAGCATTACCGCGATATGCCAGACAAAGAAGTAAGAATATTGCACGCTGAACGCCTAATGGATAGGCAGGAAACGTGATGATATATCGTCAGGGAAGACGTTAATCGCAAATCGTCAGGAAAGACGTAAATCGTAACATAAAGACGGAGATGTCTATAAGCGCAAAGGAGATTGTTAATTATGGATGACAAGACCACCACTATTTCTGTTGACAGTGTGAACACTCCTACCAAGGAGGATATTACCGCAAAAGTGGTAGACAAGACTGTTGACTACGATGCGGAGATCAAGAAACTCCGCGAAGAGAACGAAAAGTTAAAAAAGGCGCAGACGAATGCGGCAAAAGACGCATCCGACTGGAAAGCCAAGTTCCGCGCAACTCAGGATGAGGCAACAAGGGCGGCTGAAGAGCAGAAAGAAACCCTTGCGAAAGTCATTGCTGAGAATGAAACCTTGCGTAATGCCCAGAAGATGGCAACGCACAAGGCAGGGTGGCTTGGTCTTGGCTTCGATGAGACGCTTGCATCAGAAGCGGCAGAGGCAAGCGTGAACAGCGACTTCGATGCGCTATTAGCAGCGATGAAGAAGTTCATCGAAAATCACGACAAGGAATTAAACGCCGCGAACATTCGGAATATGCCCGCTCCCGTGAGTGGGTCACCCGCTCAGAGTGTGACGAAAGAACAGTTTGACAAGATGGGGTATGACGAGATGGTTGAAGTCTTCACCAAGTATCCCGACTTGTACAAGGAGTTCACGAAGAAGTAAATCTCTGGCGCTCTGAGCAAAATAATATTTTGTAAGGAGAAATAACAATGGCAACAACGTTACTTTCTAATCTTGTTAACCCTCAGGTTATGGCAGACCTCATCGACAAGAAACTGGTCGATGCAATGAAGTTTGCCCCTCTGGCTACCATTGACACGACTCTTGAGGGTCGCCCCGGTAGTTCCATTACGCTTCCGTCTTTCAGCTACATCGGCGATGCAGCAACTCTGCTTGAGAACTCTGCTCTCACTCCGTCTGCACTGTCCGCATCCACGGTCACGGCAACCATTCACAAGATTGCCAAAGGCTGTGAAATCACGGATGAAGCCGCGCTGAGTGGCTACGGCAACCCGCTTGGTGAAGCTGCCGATCAGCTTCGTCTGGCAATCGCTTCCCAGCTTGACAACGAAATGCTGGCAGTTCTGAACAGCATCACTGGCACGATGCTTTACAGCACGACCGCTGCTTCCCTCGTTCCGAACGACATCAATGTCGCTCTTGAGAAATTTGGTGAAGACATCGATATGGCTGAAAAGGCAGTCGTTGTTTCCCCGGCTCTCTACACTGAACTCCGTACCACCACGGGTTGGCTTCCTGCCTCCGAAATCGCTGCTGGTCGCCTGATTCGTGGCGCAGTTGGTGAAGCATACGGCTGTCAGGTCATTGTCAGCAACAAGCTGACCACTCCGGGTACTGCATACATCGTAATGCCCGGTGCGCTCCGCATCTTCATGAAGAGAGACACGCTGGTCGAAACCGCCCGCGACATTCTCTACTTCAAGACGGTGATTACCGCATCCAAGCACGAAGTTTGCTATCTGTATGACGGCTCTCGCGCCATCAAACTGAGGCACGCTTAATGCCGAATATGCTGTATCACCACCATAACGTTGAGCAGGACGATGCGAAGAAGCAGAAGTCCAACAACGCTGTGGAGGAAAAGGTAGAGCAAAAACCAGCGCCTAAGAAGCGCGCAAAGAAACCCGCAGAGGGTAAATGATGTAGAAATGAGGTAAGTATTATGGCAGTCCCTACCACGAAGCTGAACAAGCTGAAATTGTTGCTTGGCATCGAAGCGTCTGACACGTCGGAGGATGATTTGCTCAATACTTACCTCAATTTGTCAGAACAGGAAATCATCAACTGGATGTATGTCAAATTCCCTGATCTTCCAGAAGACGTAGAGATGCCTGATAAGTATGAGGTAGTCCAGATTCAAGCGGTCATTGCGGGGTACAACTTGCAGGGCGGCGAGAACGAACTGAAGCATACAGAGAACGGCATTACAAGGGATTTTGATTACTCCAGCATGGTAGATTGGATTCACGGTCACGTTCAGCATATCGCAAGGGTAGGGTGATTTGCTGTGAGGGAACTTGAACGTAACAAGCAGGACATTTGGTACTCGCTGATGAGCAGCGTGGTCGAGACGGTTGACGATTCTGGATACAAGACAGGGGAGTTGACCAAGACCTATTCTGCACCGACTCCTTACCGCATTAATGTCTCCCCAGCGAGGGGCAATGCTGAACGGGAGGGGTTTGGGATTGACTGCGTGTACTCCAAAACCATGTCAACGGCAGACAAGAAATGCCCGATTGAGGAAGACTCACTTCTCTGGATTGGGATTTCGCCGTCAACCAGCACCGTATCTGCCATCCCGCATAACTATTACGTTGTACGGAAAGCGGAGAGTTTGAACGACATTGTGTACGCCATTCGGGAAGTGACGCTCAGTGGCTAATCATGTCATAGAACTTGACCCGCTCGACCCGTTCAGCGTAATGGCTGCGGGTGTGAAGTACAGACGACTGATGAAAGAGTTCGACCAGAAAGTCGATACGTTTCTTGAACGGCTTGCCGAGCGGGGGCGCGAGGTTCTGGATGAACTTGGATACACGGTAGATGGCGGTGAGATTACCGTCACTGTCGAGCCGATTGACAACGGGTACATGATAAACGCGGCTGGCAAAGGCGTTGTGTTCTTGGAGTTTGGCGCTGGGGATACAGTGAACTCTGGGAATATGTATGTCGATGAGATGCCGTTTGATGTAGCGTCAGGTTCATATTCGGAAGCGAATGACGGTCTGTACGCCATCACCCGTGAAGTCTTCGGACAAGGTTGGTGGGAGTTCGGCGGTGTGAAGTACACAGAAATCATGCCGCGAAACGGTATGCAAACTGTCTACGAAACCCTTATGCAAGAGTGGCGCGAAATCGCAAGGGAGGTGTTCGCATGAATGTTACAAGAAACGCGGTGTATAGCTACGTTTACGATGAGGTAAAGGCGGCGAACGCCTCTGTATACATCACAAGTGTATACGAACCTACCTTTGCGAAACTCCCCGCGGTAGTCCTCCGCGAGATTGGCGATTTTCGCAACAGCGAGAATATGTCTTTCACCGGGGCGCAGGGAGTCAGGACATCGACCTTTGAGGCGCAAGTCGTTAGCGGCAAGACCAACGGGTCGCTGTCCGAAGCATATACTATTCTGGATGCCGTAAGAATGGCATTCTTCAAATTGCACTACAACGAGACGAATGCGGTCATTATTGAAGATGGCAGCACAGGGCGTTTTCGTTTGCGTGCATCGTATAGACGGGTGATTGGCGACTACGACCCGATGCCATCAGTATCGACAGTCTCAACGCCGACTCCAACCCCGTCAGCACCATAATTTAGTAAAGGAGATTTACCGATATGGCTGGTGAAGTATCGAGTGCTGGCATCAAAATCAAATATGCCGTAGAAACTTCTGCTGGCGTGCGCCCGACCACAGGGTATCTGGAAAAGGCAAGTTCCGCAACGCTGAAGATTGCGGAGTATGTTACGGGTATCTCTGGTCTGACTGCCGACTTTGAACAGTATGACGTTACGCCGCTTTCCGAGACGCAGCGCCATCGCTTCGTCAAAGGCTTGCAGGGCAATGACGGCAACCTGAGTCTCGCGTGCAATATCAACCCGACATCCAGAACCGACTGGGGTCTGATTGTCACGGCATACGAAGCGCTGACAGACGGCAAGGGTATGTGGTTTGAGTTCACTCTTCCGGGCGATACGCAGAGCGCATTCTTCCGCTGCATCCCGTGTCCTATGGGATTCCCTGATGTGGAAGCGGCGAGCGCAGTGCAGGGCGCGGTTCAGTTGATTGAGAACCAGTATGACGGGTGGCAGACGAAATCCACATAACAACGAATAAACGGGCGGCTTTAAAACCGCCCTACTGAATAGGAGGATAAGATGGCAAAGAGTGAACGCACAAAGATTGAGTTTAACTACGGCAACAAGCACTACTGCCTGATGTACACGGCAAACAGCCTCAAAAAGCTGGAGCGCAACGGGGTCAAATTCAACAAGCTGGAAGACATGGTTTTCACTGCTCCCGAAGTGTTGTTTCGCGGCGCTTTTTACGCGAATCATCCTACGGAGTCGGAGAGAACAATCCACGAAATCTATCTTGCGCTCAAGCGGACGGCAGAGGACGCAACACCAGAGTATGACGAGGATGGTCATGAAATCGACCTACTTGCCCAGACCCTTGGTGACATGATTGCGGAGGCTGTGGAAGAGTTCACAGGGCGAGGAGAAAAGGGAAACGTGGTCTGGAAAGTGACGTAACCGCATCGGCACTTTCCAATGAAGATGAGACGCGTGTAGAACAAAGTTTCGGAGAGGTTTTAGACAAGCTATGTGCTTATTATATGGCACTTGGTGTGCCGTGTGATGAGTTCTGGGACGGAGACTACACGCGTCTCAAATACTATGTGGACAAGCATAGAATTGCGGTAGAGCAGCAAAACGAGCAGTTATGGCTGCAAGGGGTTTACTTCTACGAGGCGCTTTCTGTGGCGCTTGCACAGGCGTTCAGCAAGCATTCTCAGGCGAAGTATCCCGAAAAGCCATACCGACTGACCCCGCTGTCCGAGGAAGAGCAGGAACTTGAAAACCAGAAGAAAGTTGAAGAGTTCCGAGCGCAACTGATGGCGGCAGGGAGACGTTTTGAGGCAAAGCACAAACAGGAACAAGGTGGTGACAAACCTTGATTGTAGATAACTTAGAGTTTCACATAAAGCGAACTGGTGATACTGCTGCAAAGGGTACAGACAAGCTAAAGAAATCTCTCAACGGTCTTAAAGGCGCTTCTGGCAGCGCGAGCAAAGGTCTTGGTGGACTGCTTCACACAATGGGCAGACTCGCAAAGATGATGGTGCTTCGCCAGATCATCCGCGCCATTATGAAAGCGATGAAAGAGGGTCTGGAGAACGCCTATCAGTTCAACAGCATGGTGGGCGGCGAGATGTCAGCAGCTTTGGATGCTCTGAAATCTGCTGCACAGCAAACCACTGGTGCGCTGGGATCTGCGTTTGGCGAAATGATTGCGAACGTTGCGCCGATTCTCATCCGCTTGCTTGAACTGATAAGCAATGTAGCGAATGCGTTTTCACAGTTGATGGCAGTCCTTGGCGGCAGGAGCAAATACACCAAAGCGGTTGCGTCCTCCGAGAAGTGGGCGAAGTCCACGGAGAAAGGCGCAAAGGCAGCCAAAGAATGGAAGAACCAACTGATGGGATTCGATGAAATCAATCGGTTGGAAGACCAGAGTGACAACGGCAGTGGAAGTGGCGGCGACTCCCCGTATGAGGGCGCATTTGAACTTGCTGATGCGACAAACGAATGGGCATCGCAACTCCGTCAAATCACGATGGATTGGTGGAATAGCCTCAACTTCGACCCGCTGATTAATTCATGGGATAGGCTGAAGACATCTCTTAAAGGACTTGCCAGCGTTATTGACGATTATCTCTATGCCGCTTACACAGAAGTCCTCCTCCCGCTTGGGCAATGGACAATTGAAGAGGGACTGCCAGCGGTAATCAATATGCTGGCATCTGCGTTTGAGTTCCTGACAGATGCACTGGAGTTCTTGAAACCATATGCACGCTGGGTCTATGAAGAATGGCTCAAGCCGCTTGCCAATTGGGTCGGAGATCATTTCGTATGGGCAATGTGGCGCGTGCAGGATGCATTCGTACAAGCGAGGGAATATATCAAGACGCTCGCCGGGTTGAGTCCCGCAGAGGTTGTAAACAAACTGTGGAACGACTTTATCACAGCGATGCAGAGAGTCGATTGGATGGGTCTTGGCAGGAAGATTATCGAAATGCTCAAGAAAGCCATCTCGCTTGTAAAGGACGCAATTACGAGTGATACATTTGCAAGCATTGTAAAAAAAGCTGCACAGGCGGCTGGCGTTGCTGTTGGAGCGGGACTTGAAATCATCTGGGGAGCGTTTGTTGAACTCTTACAGACGTTGCTGAACAAAGTCATAGATTGGTCAAACAACATGGAAGAGGCTGGCACGAATTTGATTCTTGGTCTTCTTCAAGGCATTTGGAACATGATGACGGGCATCTGGAATTGGGTGAAAGAAAACATCTTCCAACCATTCTGGGATGCAATGTGTGGCGTATTTGGAATCCATTCTCCGTCAACTGCAATGGAAGAGATTGGCGGCTATATTATCGAGGGTTTGTTCAACGGCATAACCAGCGGATTCCAGTGGATTCAGAGCGCAGTCGATACCATACTTGGCATTTTCTCCACCATTATTCCATCTGTACAGCAGATTTGGAATGATGTCGGGAACGGATTAAGCAGCGCATTTGCAAACTTTGGCACGGTAGCACATGGATGGTTGCAGAACGTCATTGATGGTCTTAACCATGTGATTTCCAAGGTTGGGCAAGCGTTGAGTGGATTGAATCAGGTTGCCAACAAGCGTGCAGCAGAAATAGAAGCAGATGGCAGTGTTTACCTCCCCGGATTTGCATCTGGCGGTTTCCCAGAGGGTGACTTATTCATGGCACGCGAGGGCGGTATGCCTGAGATGGTTGGGCGCATTGGGAACAGAACTGCTGTCGCCAACAACGACCAGATTGTCGCCGCAATCAGTGACGGCGTATTCAGTGCAGTCGTGAGCGCGATGGGTTCATCTGGTGGCAATAATACGCCTGTGAACATCTATCTGGATGGCAGCGTGATTGCCCGTAGCACGACAAAATATCAGCGGCAGTTTGCCCGCGCTGGCACGATGTAAGGAGGCAATATGAGACTTGTAGTAAACAATGTGGATATGATTCCTTACATCGCGCAGGGTGGCGTTAAGTGGCAGCGGAATGACATCGACTCGCCCAATACCGGGAGAACTTTATCGGGCAAAATGATGCGCGGTCGGGTAGCGACAAAGATTCGCCTCGACATCACTTGCAAACCGCTGAAAGCAAGCGAACTGTCAATTGTGCTGAATGCGATTTACCCGCAGTACGTTACTGTGTACTATGATGACCCCATGTCAGGGTATGTGCAGAAGACGATGTACTCCAACAATAACCCTGCGTCTTATCTGCTCCCGCAGCAAGATGGAGACGATTTGTGGACGGGTGTGACGTTCCCGCTGATAGAACAATAACGTTGTAGGTAATGAAATGAAAGCAGCATCGTCAACATACAAAATACTTCGTGCTGTGGATACATCGCAGTACGAATGGCGTGTACTCCAAGGGGAGAACATTTATGAGTTAGATCAGCTTAAAAGCATTACTGTTTCCTTTGCGTTAACAACCAAGAGCGGGATTGATATTGGCAATGCCAACGCTGCCGAATGCCGCATGACGCTTATCGAAGAATCTGCCAACTGGCAGCGGATGGCGCAGTTCACAATTCAGTTCCGCATCTGCACTCCTGCTGGCACAACAAAGTCCGAGTGGATAACGCTTGGCGTGTTTTATACAGACGAGCGAAGCGAAGACAAGGCTGGCAATCTGTCCATCATCGGATTCGATGCGATGCTGAAGCTGGAGCAAACTTGGGCAGACAAGATTCCAGAGCAGTATCTTCCTGCATCTTTTCCGATTACCGCATACGCATGGGCAAACATGATCGAGTTGGCAGGACTCGCCGACTTCGAAGACCTTACGCAGCTTGACAATACAACAGCGTTTGTGGGGTTGAACACGACTTCAACTATTAGGGACGTTCTGAAATCCATTGCGGCAGTCCACGCTGGCAACTGGATGATGACAACGAGCGAAACGCTGAACCTCATGCAGTTCGTCAACGTTGACCTAGAGGAAACGTCAACATACTTCAACCTTGAGTTGGCAATGCAGGATATGGACGATAGTCCCGCTCTGGATGCTGTCTCAGGCGTTCACTTGGAAACCGAGATGGGTACTGTGATGGAGTCGGGCGATGCGTCCGGGTACATGGTAAAGGCTGTGTGTGATGTGTCCTCCACAACGGGAGTGTCAGAACTGTGCTTGAGCAAGATCGAAGACTATGTGTTCCGACCGTTTGAGGCAGACATAGCATACCTCGACCCGCTGGCAGACCTTGGCGACTCCGTGAAGATTGATGGCACGATTTACCAGATTCTCGCCATCGATTGGACGCTGGAGAAAACTCCGACCGCGACTGTGTCTGCCCCATACGACAATGAGATCGACCATGAGTACACCGTACCGAATGCGGATACAAAGACGTACCGCAAGGCGATGTCGCTTGTGGACGAGAAGATGGACGATTATGTCCCGTGGGATGAGTTCGCCACAGCGATTGAGCAGAACGAGCAAGCGGTTGTAATCGCAGCATCCCACACATATGTCACGCAAGCAGTATACGATGCCCAGATTGCGGAGATTCAGTCCCAGCTTGACGGCAGCATCCAAACATGGTCTGGCAACGCAGTTCCGACACTGAGCAACGCTCCTGCGGTCGATTGGAACACGCCGGGTCTAAAGGCAGAACACGTTGGTGATACCTACTTTGTCAACAGCGATGCGGGCATCCCAGAAGCAGGGAACTACTACCGCTTTGAAGTTAACAATGGCGTATATAGTTGGCAGTTGCTCACGGACAGTGTGCTGACCGAAGCACTTGCACAGGCGGCGGCAGCACAGGCAGCAGCAGCGGCGGCACAAAGCACAGCGAATGCGGCAAACACAACGGCGCAGTCAAAAGGCAGAATCTTCGTAGTAGAACCTACTCCACCATATGACGTTGGCGACTTGTGGTTCAATAGCACGCAAAGTGTCATCAAAGTGTGCATGACCGCGAGGGCATCTGGCAACTATGTGGCGAGCGATTGGGTCAAGCGGGATAACTACACTGACATTGATTCTCTGGAAGACTATCTGGCGAATAACAGTGTTACTATTGCCGCGCTCAGAGAGCAAGTAGACCAGAAAGCAGAGACGTTTTACCAGAGTGCCGACCCTGCTATCGATTGGGGCGTTCATCCTGCTGGCGTGGCGATTGCCGGGTTAGATGTAGTTGGTATTTCTGGAATAATTGCAACGCAACACGCAGGAGATTTGTGGTACAGAACCACCGACAACACAACGTGGTACTTCAACGGTACAACTTGGGAGCAGCAAAATGTCCCAGAAGATGTCTTCGACAAGATAGACGGCAAAGCGCAAGTGTTCATCAGCGAACCATATGCTCCATACAACGTTGGCGATTTGTGGTTTGATTCCGATACTGCCGATGTAATGACTTGCGTACACGCAAGAACAGAGGTTGGATTTGCTGCAACTGACTGGCAGAAGCGGAATAAGTACACGGATGATACCGCTACAAATCAACTCCGTGAGGAAGTTACTGCCGAGTTTGAGGTTCAAAGCGATGCGATCAGCGCAAAGGTCAGCAGAACGGGTGGTAGTAACAGCACGTTTGGCTGGACGCTAACGGATTCTGCACACACTTGGTACTCAGGTAGCCAAGCAGTGATGAGCATTAGCTACCAGAATGGTCTTGTTGTTAAGGGCAATATCACGGCTACCTCTGGATACATCGGGAACAGTTCGCAGGGGTTTGAAATTACATCCACCGCGATGCGGAACGGGATGACCTCGCTGTCTGATACATCTCACACTGGCATCTATCTTGGTACAGACGGCATTGCGCTTGGGCAAGGCAAATTCAAGGTAACATCTGCTGGCGTACTGACGGCACGGAGCGGATATATCGGCAACGGGACGAATGGGTTTACAATTGGCGACAGCAATATCCGCAACGGCATGAACTCGTTGACTGATACTACGAACAATGGCGTATACATTGGGACAAACGGCATTGCTCTTGGCGCAGGAAAGTTTAAGGTAACAAGCGCTGGCGCGATTACGGCTACATCTGGCGCAATTGGTGGGTTTACCATTACAGCCTCATCTCTATACAACGGGATGTCATCGCTTTCCAGCACATCGGATGGCGTATATATAGGTACGGATGGGATCGCGCTTGGCGGTGGGAAATTCAAAGTAACCCGTGATGGTAGTCTTGAGGCAGAGAACGGGTATTTCGCTGGGTATGTTATGGCGGGTCAAATTCTCTCTGACTATACAAGTCCGGGGTATGGACTTGGCACTTATCACGGTGGAGGTTTGACACAATATTCTGTCAGTGGCGGTTCTGGCGGGCAAATTGCTCAGTACACTGTTACTGGTGGTTATGGTGGAAACATAGGATATAATACTGTAGCTTATGGCAACTCAGAATATACTTCTACGCTTGACCAAGTCGGATATAACGCATCTAACATTGCTTCTTTGCAAACGCAAGTGGCAACGATTTCAGCGGGTTATTTTAACTCAATTTCTACAAGCCAGATTCTTTTCCAAGATTGGTATTTCTATGTACATGATGGATATGTGAGGGCAGCTTACGCATGATGAAAATAACTACTGAAACGGGAAAAGACTTCCCAACAAAATGGTTTGGAACATCAACCATTGATGGTGCGTTTAGAGCGCATCTTATCGGAGAAACAATGGGCAATGCGTTTGCTGTTTTCTCCAACCCAGCAGAAACGAGTAAACTCTTGCTTTCCCGCGATTCAATGACTCCACCAGAAGAACTGATTGGATATACGACACTTCAAGGTGTAACAGCGGAAGCCGATGGAGTCATTATAAGTCTAAAGAATGGGTGAATTGCTTATGGATAACGAAACAGTAACCCTGCAAAAGCAGGAAGTATACACCGTAATTAACACACTGAAGAAGATTCGACCAGATGGGTTCAAGAGCATGGATAGGGTTGTTGGGTTGGTTATGTTTTTTGAGAACAAATTAAATCAGCAATCTAATCCTATTGAACAGATGGAAGAGGCGATGAACAATGGCGCTGGTTAAACGAACATATGTTGACGGTGAAACCATAATCACCGCGCAGAACTTGAACGACATTCAAGACGAAATCATTGCGCACGCAAGTACATTTGTCCCAAACACAAGGACAATTGGCGGCGTTTCTTTAGCGCAAAACAGAAGTGTTGCCGATATTGGCGCTGCGCCGACATCGCACGCATCTGCATCTACGACTTACGGCAAAGGCACAAGTTCCAATTATGGTCATGTGAAGATCAGTGATTCGTTGACTGACACTACAACTGCGTCTACGGGTGGCACAGTCCCAAGCATGAAAGCGGTAAGTGATCTAAATACTGCAATTGGGTCTGTAGAAGATAGCTTAACGCTTAATTCTTTCGAAAACATCACTCTGGTTGACAATGCTTACGTTGACAACACAAACGGAAATTTCGTTTCGTATAACGGTTGGCAGAGAACAGACTACATTCCCGTTGAAAGCGGGAATACATACATTATAATGACAACGAATGGGTCATCCTATAATGCTGTTTATGACAGCAACAAAAACTTCATTCGGTCGTTCCAAGTAGGCAAGCCATCAACAGAGATGTCATTTGCATCGAACGAAAAATATATTGCGATGTCTTTCGTATCTCTGACAAATGTTGTCAAGATTAAGATAAAAACGCTTTATGATGATATTGTGCCGAATACGATCAAAGTAATGACGTTCAATGTAGGGTTGTATAATTATGGAACATCTGAGGGAATCCCATCCGCACAGTATAACGAAAAAATAGTTAATTACCGCAGATTTTTCGGTGAACAAGGCGTAAATATTGCAGGATTGCAAGAAACGCCTGTCAATGTTAGTTCCGGGCATGAGGCTTTTGCGGATTTATACTCTGGTTATTTCAATTACCGTAGAGAAAACGGACCATATTTGTCTATTTATAGCAACATCCCGTTGAAATCGACAGGGTTCAGCAGTTTTTCAACGGGGAGAGCATATAACTACGCAACCTTTGACCTTGCAGGAAACGATGTTTATTTTCTTAACGTTCATTATCATCCGTCAAACGCAACATACCGCGCAACGGAAATCGGCGAAACATTAGCGCTTCTTGATGAACATGAATATAGCATTTTGACAGGGGACTTCAATCTTGCGCCCGGAAGTGAGCAATCAACACAGTATGCAAGATTTACTTCGGCAGGGTACAAGCTTGGCAATCTTGGATGGTTTGGCGATTGGTGGACATGGAGTACGAACCAAGCAGACTTTTCTAATTATGATAATCCGAGCGGAACTGTTTGGTATATCGACACGGTTATTGTTTCTTCAAATCTGTATTTCAAGAACGTGTACTGTCCCAATACTTACGCAAAGTTATCGTCAGACCACATTCCATGCGTTGCTGAAATATCTTTGTACTGAGTGATTTAAAATAACCAATTTAGTTGACTCAGCAATTTCCTCAGTCAACTAAACGATGCAAAACGCAAGGGTCTGCGGTTGCGGTGGGCAACGATAAAAAACCCATCTTTGCTATGTTGTTGTGGAAATCAAACTGTCCACCCTCTGGGCAACCGTGAAAGTCGGTTTATAACACACAAAGCGAGGTGCTTTTATGTGGGTAGTTAACAAACAAACCCTCCAGATGACTGAGGGCGATTGGGGCATAGATTTGCCCATTACCATTGACGGTGTAACGCTGACCGCCAGCGATGAGGTCATGGTCACAATCAAGACCGACAAGAATGGCGATACTGTCATTGTCAAGAACTATGCCAACATCAGCGACAACACAATCAATTTGTCACTAACGGAAGCGGAAAGTGCATTGCTGGAAGTCGGCACATATGTCTATTCGCTCGACTGGTATCAGGACGGAGCGTTCCTTTGCAATATTATCCCCGCCGCGTCATTTAAGGTGGTGGATAAGGCGTGAACGCAACTGTCACGTTTATCCCTGCACAACTTAATGTTGATGTTATCCCGCCAAGCATTGAAGCGTCAACCGGGACTCCAATTGCAAGGGACTATGTGGAGCGTGATCCTTATGAGGGTACATATGTGGTTACGCCAAGCGATCAGGAACAGATGTTGGAAACTAAGAACTTGCGGATGACAGACAATGTTGTGGTGGGCGCGATTCCACAAAACTATGGAGAAATAACATGGGACGGCAGTGTGATTACCGTTTCGTAAAGGAGAATAAATATGGCACATCCATCGGTTGTTATCAATAGCGTGGTTTATGCCGCTTGCCCGGAGGTAGATATTCCGATAAGCGGGGGCGGCACAGCGAAATTTTATGATGCATCACAGACGAACGTGGCGGCTGGTGATGTAAGAAGCGGAAAAGTCTTTGTCGGCGCTTCTGGTGAAGATACGGGGTCGCTTGCAGACAACGGGTCAACGAGTGGCACAATCAGCACAAAAGCTGGAACTGTGAATATTCCTGCTGGCATCACATCAGGCGGCACTGTATCTATCAGTTCAACAGAACAGGCGAAGATCATTGCAAGCAATATAAAGTCTGGCGTAACAATCCTTGGCGTATCTGGGTCGCTTGCGTTGCCGTCTATTTCTCAGGATGGTACGACAAAGATTCTGTCCATCTCCTGATAGGAGGTGGTATTATGGCAAATCCGAATATAAGTTTGCTTGGAGCGACATATAGCGGCGTGGCTGGCGTGACGTTGCCAAAGTCGGGTGGAGGCACAGCCACGTTCCCTTGGGTAGAGGGCAGTGAAACCAAGACCGCCAACGGCACATACGATGTAACGAATCTTGCCGAGTTAGTGGTGAATGTATCTGGTGGCGGTGGCAGCGTGTCTTTCGATACAAAGACTGAAACAGCATCAAACTATCCCGTCAGTCTGCAATTTACGTCAATGAAAGGGCAGCCGAAAGCCTTTGTGTGCAGATTAAACGCACAAGTCTCTTCGTCAGGCAACACAACCTACTATTATATTGTAGACATTTCCGCATTTGGCACTACGACACACGGCAACTGTTTCCGTATTGGCGGCACAAGGCGAATAGACAATATAACGTCTGGCTATTCATGGTCTTACAGCGGGACAACGTTGACAATTACATCGTCAGCGGCATCACGTTCTGCATCGCCCGGTGCTTTCTATAGTGGTTCATATGAACTTCTATATGCTTATTAAAGAGGTAGCAACATGACAGAAGAAGAATTAGAAATGTTTATTGACGCAATTCTGAGGGACAGCCGATGAGCGAGCAGACGATTTACAACGCTCTTCGTACGGGCGGCTTATCCCGCGTTGGCGTCTGCGCGATGATGGGCAACATGGCGATGGAAAGCGCATTGATAAGCACGAACGTGGAAGACCGCTGCACTATGAGCGACTTCGATTATACTCATGCGGTTGACACGGGTACAATAAGCAAGCATCAGTTTGTCCATGATTCTTTCGGATACGGTTTATGCCAGTGGACGTTTTATGCACGCAAGGAGAATCTGTACAACCTTGCGAAAGAAAAGGGCGTGTCCATTGGAGACGAGGCAATGCAGTGCGACTTCTGCATATGGGAACTAAAGAACGAAAACGCTGGTTTGTACAGTTTCCTCTGCGTGACCGACAACATCACCGAAGCTGCGAAAAGAATCTGCGCTGAGTATGAGCGCCCTGCCTACAACAATTTCGCTGACCGCATTAATGCGGCGCAGAAGTATTTCAACCTCCTTGCTGCCAATGATACGTCTACAAACGATACGGAGTGCGGCGATGATTCCTGCCCCGTAGAGATTCCAGAAGCAGAAACCGTTGGCGTGCAAGTGCGGATTCTGAAGAGGGGTTGCCTTGGGCGTGATGTATTTCTCCTCCAGTGTGGCTTGTTTGACATGGGGTATGATTGCGGTATGCCCGATGGAGACTATGGCATAAACACAGAGAGCGCAGTGAAAGAACTCCAGCGTAAGAACGGCGTTACGGCAGATGGCGTAGCGGATTGGTTCGTTTGGCAAACAGTGTTAAGTGAGAGGTGATGCGGATGAAGTATTTATCTCTGGCGATGTGTGGTGTCTTGTTTTGGCTTGGTAGGGAATACTACAAAGCTGTCAGGCACGAATTGTATCAGGTGTGGGACTCGATGAACGAGTTGAAAGGAGTTCAAAAATGAGATTACCAGATCAGGTTTACGACATCTTAAAATGGCTGGTTGTTATCGTTCTCCCAGCGTTTGGAGCGCTCTGGGCGGGACTTAGCCAGATATGGAATCTTCCATACCCATCGGAAATTCCTGCGACCGTGACGGTTGTATGCACGTTTTTGGGCGCTATCCTGTGTATTAGCACAGCACAGTACAACAAGGATAAGCAAGACGAGTAAAGGAGCGCGTCAATGGTAGTTACATGGCAGACGATAATCACAGCGGGCGCGGTCTTGGCTGCCATCGTTGCGATTCTCAAGTATTACAACAAAAGCTATGACTGGGTTAAGGCGCAAGGTAAACAGGAGGACGAGATCAAGTCGATCAAGGACGAGCAGGAACTTCTCACATTCGGCGTTCTTGCTTGCCTCAAAGGACTGAAAGAGCAGTTAGGCTGTGACGGGACGGTCACAGAAGCAATCGATAAGATCGAGCATCACTTAAACGCCAAAGCACATTCATAATTTAATTGCAACGTCCCGAATGCGGGGCAGAGTGTAAAACCGAAAGGACACTTGGGAGGAAAGGTTGCAAACAAATCGAACCGCCAAAAATGAGCCGCCACTCAACCTCTTACGGGGATAGTGGCGGCATTTTCTTTTGGAGGTGGCATTATGCCCGACTACAGCAACAGCGAGATGCGCCGCGTCATAGACGAGTATGTCCGCAACCCACGCTACCGTTCCTTGCTCTACCTACGGTACTGCGAGGGCGCAACGTATGATGAGATTGCCGAGCGCATCAACTACTCTCCACAGCACGTTAAGCACATTTGTAGAACATACCGTGATAAATTAATAAGCCATTTATAAGCCATTCATCCACCATCTGCTTGCTCGCGGGTGGTGGTTCTTTTTTATACAATAGCCTCAGAAACGAGGTGATTGCATGGACGGGTACGACAACGACTCCCTACTTCTGCTGCTCGATGACGACCTCTTCCCATGCGATGACGAGCCAGAGGAAAGGAGCGAAAGATAGTGTTTGATAACAACTACGCACAGACCTTGCAAGACCAGATAGGGCAACTCAGCAAGCTGCTTGGCGTTCAGAACGGGATTCCCGCGCAGGAGACAACCGCCGCTATGAGTGCGAACAAATTCGACTGTGTAGACGGCTTAGAGGGCGCGAGGGCGTTCCTTGGGAAGATGCTGGCAAGCAGCAAGCACATTGTGTGGGACAACAACCGCGATGCGTTCTACGTCCTCCAGAAAGACGCGAACGGCACTCCTGCCCGCATCCAAATCTGCCTGTACACTGTCGAACTGGAGCAGACGATGGAGGAGCAGATGGAAGAGAAGTACGTCACCAAGGACGATTTCAACGCCCTGATGGCGAAATTGGATGGCTTATTAAATTGAGGAGGTAGACAATGGCAAATTCGTTAATGTCGATTCTGAGCGGTTTTGGCGGTG